TATACCCACCAAATAGTTCTCTATAGGATTCATAGTTTTTAACTACATTCATCCAAGTACGCATTACAATAGCAGGTGCTAAACTTCTATCTTCACCACCCGATTTTTCAAATCTATCTTGATTTTGTTGTAAAACTCTTTCTAAACTAGCATGTACATAAAACATCATTACATCATACCCAGCTGCTTCTAGTTCTGATTTTAATCCTACTGTTTGTTTATATGAGGCAGCGGTACCATCTAATACAAATGATTCTTTATCTTCAATAGTAGCAGCTAAATCACCTTTAAACTCTTTATTAGAAGCAGCCATAAGTTTTGCTTGCTCACTTCTTTCCTCAGGTGTAGCATTTTTTAGATCTAATGATATATTAGCTTGTTTTAGTTTTTCTATGTAAATATTATCTACATTTAATACTTTTAATCCACTTAAATCTAAATCTTTTAATACTGTTCCTTTGCCAGCTCCAGGAGCACCAGCTAAAATAATAGCTTTAGGTTTTCTACCCATTTGTTCTGTTAATAAATCGTACAGCTTAATCATTTTTTACTTTATTATAAATATCATAACCTTTATTTGACGTAAAGATACATAAAAAAAGTGAGGAAGCCAAGCCTCCTCACATATTTATTTTAATAACTTTAAAATCTTTTTTACTGTATTTTTACCTACCTCTATTTCATAATAAGGTTGGTTATGTTCTTCTAACTTAGATTTACATAACTCATCAATTTCTATAGATTGTTTTAAATCTTGAAATCTTTCAGCCTCATTTATTTCAGTATTAGACCTTTTTAGTAATATGTTTATGTTATCATATTTGTTGTGTAAGTCTACTACCATTTTATGAAATGATTCACCATAATATTCTGCTGGGTATCCTTTAGTATAGTAGCTATGATAGATAGTTGAGAATAAAATAGGAGAATCTATTATAATATAATCTACTTTACCATATGATTGCGCTATACCTCTATGTTGGTTAGCAAACACATATAGTTGATCTTGTATAGCAGGATAGTTTTTATCCCAAGCTAATGTTTTAGGAAATTCATATGGGTTATTACAACTAATATGTTTTTTCTTTAGTTTGTAAGTAATACCTGCTGAAATAGATGATTTACCAATGCCTGGTCCACCAAATAAATTTATAAGTTTACTCATATTAATCAGCTAGTTGTATATAAATAGAATACATATAACCTATAAATCCTACTACATTAAGTAAAGATAAGTTATATGATTTTGTTCTTTGGGTTTGTATAGTTAATAATGCTAAACCTAAAGCAGATAATGCTTTACCATAAGGAGTTTGGACAAAATAAGGTCCAACCATTAGGCAACCTGTACCTAAATATATTACTGCGTATTTATATAATAACTCTTTCATTTAAATAGTTCGTTTAAAATTGTTGCTAATCTTATTCCTGCTTGATATAATCTTTGGTCTACAATAGGTAAATTTTCATAAACATAATCATATGATAAGTAAGAACCTATTTCTGTTTCATAAATTTTAGGTACAAAAGCATGTGATTCTTTAGACCATAGTAAAGGATCACCTTGTGGGAAATCTATCTCTTTAGTATTCATAAGTTTGTCAGCATATTCTGTATAACTCATTTTGTAATCATCAATCATACCACTATCCCATAATACATGAAGATTGGTATTTGTTTCTTCTGCCTTTCTACCTTTAAATTTTACTTTTATTTTACTACCACCATAATCCTCAAATCTACCTGTGTGAAGGGGTTGATGAATATCACCTACCATATGAACTAGATATTTTAAATAAAATATTTTTACATCTTTACGAGTAAAAGGTATTCTAATAGTATGAATAGCTTTATTAATTTGTGTTATAACATTATTAGCACCAGGTTTAATTTCATCATATTCCTTATCTATAGGTAAGTTAACATAATGCCAAGTAGAGTATTTATCAAATTTAGGATTACTTCTCATTTCATCAGCCCAAGTACTAGCTACAGCAAGAGATTCACCTCCAAGTAATTTTTTAATTTGTTTTTTAGCTTCCTCAGTTAGATGTCTTTCTGCTATTTCACCTACTACTCTGTGACCAATTTTACCCCAACCAAATAAATAAATAGGGGATATTAATAATAATAATATAAATATTTTTTTCATATTGAATAAATAAAAATAGGGGGGTATTTAAACCCCCCTAATTGGTTTTTTTAAAAATTATATCTTAAACTTGCGTTCCATGTTCTACCAAACCCAAACCATACTGAGTTTCGTACATCAACACCTTCCCAAGTTACAGAAGTATCATCAGCATGAATGTTAGAATTAGATTCTGCTATATAAACTCTATCTAATAAGTTGTTTATATTTGCTCTAATAGTCCATCCTTTACCAATCTTACCAGTTATACCAAAATCAACTAAACCGAAAGATGGTAACTTAAGTGCACCATTATTATCAGGAGTAGTAAATTCTGAATCTGTAATTGAATAGTCAGCATATAATCCATCTACAAATCTGTAATCTACATCTATTGATAAGTGACTACCAAGTTTTTGGTCAATACCAATATTACTTGTTATTTGAGCTGCATCACCTACTTTAGCATCTTTTAAATAAAGAGTACCTGTACCAATTGATTCTTGATTATCATCAAATAATTCTGAGGTAAAGTCTTTTGTATACCTCCAATCACCAACGGATAACATACCTGTAAGTCTAGTAGAACTAGATAGTTTATACTTACCTTCAAATTCTACACCATTATGTCTTACATCAATATCCTTAAATTGAGCTGAACCATCTACACCTTGTTGGTTAGTTAAAGAACGAGTAACAAATCTATTACCCCAAGTTGTTGAATAAGCATTGATTTTAAATGATAAGTTTTTACCAATAAATCCATATCCTAACTCAAGTGATTTAATTTCCTCATTTTGTAAATCTTCATTAATGTCGTTTCCATAATTAGGGAATACAGCACCAAATTGAGGCTGACGTGAAATATATCCTGTATTAAAGAATACATTTTGCTTATCATCAATATTGAGGTTAGCTCCTCCTTTAATATACCCACCAGGTTGGTTTTGAACATCTGATTCTGGGTTAGCTGGTTGGTCAAAGAAATCTATTCTTTGGAATGCCTGATTTGAAACACCTGATTGTAATACAGCTGTTAATCTATCTCCACCATACTCAAACATACTGTTAAAACTAGTCCATCCTACTTTTCCTATGTTATAATAATCAATTTTAGGACCGTTTATTCCAGTGTTTCCAAATGGGCTAGCATCAATAGTAGTATTAATAATTTGACCATTAGAATTTTTATTACCTGTTGAGTAATATCCATCTAATCCCATAAGATTATTTACAGTTCTGTAGTGATAACCTGTGTATTTTCTTAAATCAATACCAATAGTAGCTTTAATCTTGCCAAATTGACCTTCTAAGTTAGAAATACCACCTACCCAGTTATGTGAGTTCATAGAAGCTCTTCTAATAAGCACTTCTCTATTTACACTTGAATCTCTAAATCCATTAGACCCAATTAATTGGTCTGTAAATCTTGAAATATCACCAGTATAACCACTAGTAGTAGATTGATTATGAGCCACTACAGCATCAAAATCTATTGAACCATCTGCGTTACGAGATCCATTACCATTTTCTAAATAATGTTCAGTTAAATCTTTTCTAAAAGGTAAAATATCAGATGCTGTAGCACGATAGTTATTTCCACGAGGACCTGTTCCTCCACCTCTACCAGCTGAACCATATAATGAGGTAACTAGTTTAAGTTTAGAGTTGATTTCCCAATCCCAGTTAAATGTTGCTAGTGGTTTATTATAGAAATTTCTTCTCATTGAGAATTCTTCTCCATCTAAAGTACCACCATTTGTGTTCCACCTTCTATCAATACCATCTTTGTGGTCAGTTCCAAAGTTTTGGTAATCACGGATTGAAACCCAAACATCTCTTTGATGGTGCCATTGTCCTGCTCCTAAAAATGAGAAGTTTAATGCATGATCTGAACCTTCTGGAGCATACCCAATAGCAGTAAAGTAGTTAAATCCTTCACCTGAGGTATTATTAATGTATCCATTACCACTCCATTTAGCTAATAAGACTGAAGTAGCCCATCCACTAGCACTTTTACCTGAGTTATAAGAAGCTACAGTTTTCTGATATCCATCATTACCAATCATTTGAGATGCTGAACCACCTTTTTCTTTGTCAACAGCTTTAGTAAAAATAGATATTGTTCCACCAACTGAAGGAACTGCTAACTTAGTGGCTCCTAATCCCCTTTGGATTTGAATACCGCTAGTTACATCAGTTAACCCTTGCCAGTTACTCCAATATAGTCTACCATTTTCCATATCGTTAACAGGTTGTCCGTTAATCAAAATAGAGGTATTTGTTTGGTCAAAACCTCTTAAAGAGATTCTTGAATCACCATACCCACCACCTTGCTTAGTAGCATATATACCAGGAGTTTTACTCATAACTTCAGGGAATTCTAAGTTTCCACTTTTAAGTAAAATCTCTTTACTAGTAATTGATGATACAGCTATTGGAGTTTTTCTACCTACAGCAATATCAATAACACCAGAAGTAACTACTACAGCATTTAATTCTGCTATATCTACATCCATCATTACATCTATTATGGATTTAGAACCTACTACAACTTCTTGTGTAGTATAACCAACAGCACTAAAAGTAAGAGTACTACCAATTTCTGGGATACTTAAATCAAAAGTACCATTAAAATTAGTAATAGTTCCAATATTAGTGTCTTTAATTACTATACTTACCCCAGGTAAGCCTTCATTGTTTTCATCTAGTACTTTACCAGATAAATTACGTTCCTGTGCTTCCACAGCTAGAAATAAGAAACTTAAAGACATAGTCAATAAGAATTTTGTTCCTAATTTTAAATAGTTTTTCATTAGCAAATTAAATTTAAAGTTTAAACAATATAAATAAATAAAAAAATAAAAATTACAATAAATTAGAAATTAACTCCAACACCAAATTGAACGAATTCTCTTATTGGGTCCATATCAAATTTTAAAGTAAAGTTTTTAATGTCATACATAGTACCTATTTTTATAGTAGTAAATCTTCCATCAGATTTAGGGAATGTAATTTCACCTACTATATCTTCTCCTCTCCAAAAAATATCTTCTGATCCAAATCCTATCATACAATGTATACCTATTCTTTCAGTTCTTGTACCAATACCAAAATAAAATGTTCTTTCTTTAATTAAATCTTCTATTAAGGGAAAATCAATATCATCAATTCTTCCATTTTCAAAAAAAGTAGAACGATCAGGTTCGTAAGTTGAGTGAAAATCCATAATAAAATAGATTTTATTACCAACAGCAAAATAACCTCCTAGTTGTTTGTTTGTAGAGTAAAGAAACCCAACATTAACGATGGGTTTTTTACCTCTAATAGTATCTCTTTGTCCGTCTTCATATATGTAAACTCTAGCTGGTTGTCTGTATCCTTGTATAGAATAATTGTAGTCTATATAAGTGCTATATCCATAATTTGGAGCGCCCCATCTTCCCCACCTACCATAACCCCAATAGGGATCATAATTATTGTACATATTAGAATAATAATATGGATTTTGGCCATAAAAATTAGGTTGATTATTTAAGTTATTTGATTTATATGTAGTTGAAGATTTAGATTTAGTTGTAGTAGGTGGATTACTTCGCCAACTACTTTGAGTATTTGTATTTGTGTTTGTATTAGTGTTGGTGGAAGGGGTTGTACTATTGTTCTTCGTTGGAGGTGTAGTTCTCCACTTACTTTGACTAAAACTTAAAAAAGGTAATAATAAAAATACTATTAATAGTTTTCTCATATTCTTATTTCTTTAATGATAAATATAATAAAAAATCCTTAATATCATATTACTTTTTTATGAAGTTCTTTTTACTGTAGTTTGAAAAGTAGTTGTAAAAGGAGAATGTTTTGGATTTTCAAGATTAAATATTTTCCTAACACACTCAAAAATTTCTAAGTTTTCTTTTTGACTCCTAACACTCTCAGCTACTTCCCATCCCTTGCCCTTTAACTTTTTACCTTTTTTATCCTCACCTCTACTTTTAGATTTTAACCATAAAACCCCTACTCTATCTACTTTCATACCATAACACTCTTCATAACACTGAGCGTATACAGCACCTTGTAAATCATAAGTGGTTTGTAAGTGGTTGGAAGTTTTAAAGTCTATGACCCATCTTTCCATCTTACCATCAATTTCTATTTCGCATATTAAATCGCAAGTACCTGCAACCTGTAGTTTATCAGAAAATAAAGATACTTCAGTTTCAACTAAAGTTGGTTTATAGGTATCCCAAAAATTAACAAAGTTTAAAAACATCTGCCATACATGAGGTGGCATTTGGGGGTAACCATCATAGTTTAAATATTTTAACTCTTTACCTTCAAAATAATCTTCAATCATCTCATGTACTTGTGTACCTTCCTCACTTGCTTTCTTAACAATATATTCTGAGCTGTAGCCTACTTTCTTAAGCCAATCTTCAAAAAACTTACCTTTAGGGTAAGCTTGTAAAACATAAGTTATAGAGGGGTAGTATTCACCATTTCTTCTATAGTACCTACTATCTGGTAGTGTGATCTGTTTATGATCATCAGATATTTCTAATATTCTATTATAACTTTTTTTAATCATAATGCTAGTTTTTTACTTAATAGTTGGGAATAAGTTAATGGAAATGTGTTTTGTATTAGTTTAGTGAAGTTTGCAAATCCTAACTCAGCAGGGTCTTTATCTTGCAAATCAACGAGGTATATTTCTTTACCTTCAGCCATAAGTTTTTCACAAAATCTTAAAGCTTGTTTTATAGCATCACTATCTAATGCTATGTAAATCTTATCTACAGCACTTACTATTAGTTTTTTCATTAAACTACTTTGTATTGATTTACCTAATAGTGGTATTGCGTTTCTTTTTATTGCTATTGCATCAAAAATACCTTCACACAATATAACTGGTATATTCCAGTTAATAAAGTATTCATTTGGGATTATATCTCTTGATACAGAAGGATTTCTATATTTAGTGTGTGGTTCACGTTCAAATGATCTTGCTGTAAAATAGTTTAAACTACCTTCCGCATCATATGTTGGTAAAATAATCATATTTTTATATAAACCTTCATCACAATAACCTATATTGTATTGTGAGATATCGTGATTACTTACACCTCTATTTTTTATGTATGCTTGTGCGTGTCGCATAGAGAGATTGGGTGAATCAACGCTACTCAACGATATAAACTCACTTGGTAGTGTTAACGCAGCATAGGTTTTTTCAACATAGTTGTAACTAGAATCTACAACTAAAGTTTTAGCATATTCTATTTTATCTTGGGGTGCATTTGCTTTTCTAAGTAAGGGGATGATAGATTTACCTCTAACATCACAAGCCCAGCAATGCCAAGGATTTGCTTTGTTTTTATGTACATCAAAGTTTATTTCTAACTTTGGTTTGTGGTGATTACAGTGAGGACAAGTATAAGCATAGTTACCTCCCGCTGTTTTCTTACCACTCCCTAATATGCTGTTTACTAACGCAACTAGTAATTCATTCATTGAACATCAATATACGTAACTTATTTTGCTTCTCCAAATATTTTACAATAAGTCTTTAGAAAAAAAGGTTCCGCTTATGTTGTCGTTGTAATATTTTTCTCCTTCATCCTTTTCAATCACACCTAAACTAAACAAATACTTATTCTCCCAATATGATAAAGATTTTTTATTGAAACAAATATGTAATATTTCTCTTGTAAAAACATCTACTCCTTCTTCTACTATAATATTTTTTACTTCTGAGTGACTACCATAGTAGTCTTTCCAATCTGATTCTTTAACAACTTGTTTTGTAGTTGCTCTTCTACCTCTAGTAATAGGAAGTGCTAATAGTTCTCTTTTACCAAGTTTTACTTTTCTATTAAAATAAAGTACTTTTTTACCAATATAAGATTTGCCACTTTTGTAAGTAGTTTTATATACGAACCCAAACGTCTCAGCTGGGAAGTCTTCAATAGATTCTATGATTTCATCTTTATATTTAAACATATAATACGTTTTTATCTATTAGTTTTTTATCTTCTTCTTCTACTCCCTCTTGTGTAGATAACATATTGAATATTTCTCTACTTTCCTCTCTTTGTCCACCATACCATCCACTTAGTGCTTTTTGGAAATATAGTTTATATGGTTTATAACCATCTACTTCATAAGGTAAAGGTTCCTTATCTATGAACTGTAAACCTAAACAAGCGTACATGTACGATTCTTTATGTTCGTCTTTATCGCTTTTTTTTCTACTTAAAAAATAATATGCTTCAGCCCTTTGCGGTTGGAAAGCAGCTGCTGTAAATAACTGCTCCATCTCCCATACTGGTCTACGAGTTGTATTTTTTACCTGTAACCAAGTTTTTAATATACAAGTGTAAGCTAATAGTGGGTCAGTTTCATATACAAGTTCTGCTGTTCTTAAGAAAAAACTAAGTGCAGCCGCTCCTTGCCCAATATTTTCGTATTCTAGCCCTAGTTCCATATTAGTAATAGGGTTTAGAGTGTCGTTAATATATGCTGTTAGTTTATTTTTTAACATAATCTTCTACAAATAAAACTTCTTTTTTAATATCTTTTTTTAAACCTTTACTATAATCTTTATGTACATACCAAT